ACGCTGAGCCCATCTTTTGGTTTTACAAACATGGATTACTCCTGCAGGTTAATACTGGTTCCCGGTCGCGGCGTACCGTCAGGCATTTCGACGGTGATATCAATCCCTTCGAGCGGTGGCAGGTTGACGGGATAAAAGTCCTCTGGGCCCTGATAATGTTCGATATCGATTTCGAACAACAACTGACCCAGATGTGCCTCACCATCAGCGTCAACATTTATCGTTGAACGCACTTCCGCGTACTTCTGGATTTTTCGGGTGAGTTCGTAGCTGTTGATTACCGCCCTTTCTACCTGCTCGCGCAAATCTTCAAGGGCGATCTCGGCACGCATAGCGCCATCATCATCTACTTCCCCGTCATACTCCTGGACGCGGCCAGTAATGCGGACAGTGGTCACCGTAGTGAACGCTGGCGTATTCCGTCCCTGCGCCTTTTTATGGTCGAACGGGGTCTGGACCAGCAGCGCCGGATAGAGCGCTGCTGAGGTTGGCCAGTCCCGCGGGGAATAAACACGGTCGCCGGCATCTGTGTGACCGACCAGCGCCGTCACCACCATTTTACGAATAGCTGATGCATTCATCGTGCTTTCACCACGTTGAGAACAAGGCGGGATCCGCCATGACTGTCTGGCTCGACATTCGATACAACGAATAACTGATTAATAGCATGGCCGCCGACGGTTTTAATAAACACCCGGTCAGAAACTTCCGGCTGCGGCTTACCGAGTTTCCTGAACTCAGCATCACGCACACCCAGCATCGGACTGGAAGTATTTATCACTGAATCCCCGTCAAGGTTTTCAGCGGCCTGGGCGTAGCCACGGTCAAAAATGCCGTTAATCGTGAAGGGAGTACCGTCTTTAGGACGGTACTCATGCTCATCGCCAAAGACGCCATGTAGCGGACTTAAAAGATGTAAATCCCAGTCTACGCCCATGCCGGTTACTCCGTCGTGACGCTCACGGTAGGCGCTGCAGAAAGCACGCGCTGACGCAACACCTGAACATCAGCAATCACGCCAGCAGCCAGCAGACGCTCGGCATCCTTACCAGAAACAGGAATACGCACATTTTCGCGGTAAACTTCACCGTTATGGCGAATGCTGTTTCCCTTCAGGACCACAAATTCAGGGCCCGCAGCCTCTTCGTTTTCAGCGTCACCATCACCGGATGAACTGGCACCGCCTTCATCATTACGCTGCTGGCTGCCCTGACCGCCTTCGCTCATGTTCAGGTCTTCAACGCCCAGGCCAGAACCTCCCGCATTCAGATCATCCGCCAGCTCAGATTTAGTTTCTTTTGCCATATCACACCACCGTTGCGCAGAGAGATGCATTTACCCGGCTAGGAATAACCAGCGGGGAAGACTGCATCAGGATGAGCCGTTGCGCCGGGTTCTTTTCAACCCAGGATTTCGGCGCATACGCCAGCGGACCATAGTTGAATTCCGGATCCAGAATGACACCAAAGGCACGCGTTCCCATCAGGTCGGCACCGCTCATAATAACCGCGCCATCCGGGATCATCGGTTTTTCAACGTTGTCCAGCGGGTCGATGTACCAGTCGTTATACAACCACAGGTCAAAGTTCCCCCAGCGCCCCTTATAGACCGCACCTTTATTAACCTGAGCGCCTGCATTAACCTGGTTACCAAACGGACTCAGAGTCGGGAAAGTGATGGCGTTATCTTTGATGGTGGTATCCAGGCGGAATGCTCGCCATGATTTGTTAGTGAAAACAAGGTCAGTTGGCACCGCACCCGAATTCTTCAAAATGAGAGTCTGCCATTCCTCAATATCATCAGAGGGCTGGGTATTCGTTGCTCCGGCAGCGACAGACTGAGGCCATTTATCAGCGCCGCTCAAGGTAATCGTCAAATCTGAAGATCGCCCAAAGTTAACAACTTTGGTTTCATAGCCTTCACCGGCGACAGTTACCGTACCGGATACCAGCGCGCTGGAGGCCATCCACTCCAGACGACGTTGAATCATGTCGATCTGGTCTGCCATTTCGAACTGCAGGTTGAGCATTTCACGTTCACCGGCAGTAAATTCACCGCCAATGCGCTCACCAATCTGACGGCGAATGGGTTTGCGAAGGTCTGGCGCGCGTAAATCTTTGATATAGGCAGGTTTAAAGGTGTTGGTCTGATATTTGCGGCTTTCTACAATCTTGCCTTCCACCAGCGGAGAGACAAACGGCGCCATACGGCGCAGACCGACATCAACATCAATGGCGACTTCTTCCGTTTCGTAGGTAACAACGTTGGGGAAAAAGCGATCAAGTAGCCAGTTCTGGCTGGTCAGCAGGTTGGGTACCACCCCTACCAGAACGCTGGTATCAAAAATATTATCCATATTCAGTCTCTTGATAATGCCAGCTATGCGCTGGCAAAAATTGGAATAAGTCAGCCCCTGCCAGTTAAAGCATTAAGTCAGGAGATAAGAGGGTTAAATCAGGAAGCGGCTACAGGCGCCTGAATGCTGTCTTTCAGGAAAATAGACAGCGGGCGCAGGGCAGCTTTCAGCCCCGGGACTGTCCATGAGTTATCGTAAATGATGCGGTTCTGGTTGAACTCGCCCATCAGATACAGACCGCCATTCTGATCGGCGGTTGACGCATCAACGTTATCAACCAGGATTGCTACCGGGTTTTGGCTTCCGTCGGCAGCCGTTTTCACACTTTTCGTGTATTTGCCACTGGCAGTAATCATTCCGAGTACGGTACCGCGCTTGAAGGAGCCTCCGGTAATCGTACCGGAGTCGGTAACCAACTGTAGGGTACCGGCAATAAGCTGATCGGGAACGAACAGCGAGCTTTTCATGCCAGGAGCAAACTGATTCTGACCAAACTGATCCATTATTTCTCTCCTTTAGTGGAGTTATAGAGACTGGTCATTTTGCTCACCAGTGCCGATTTACCGCCGGCTTTGTTGTCACCATCCTGCCCCAGGCGAACATCATGGCTTTCCTGCATGCGCTGATCGAGAGAGCGTCCTCTCGTTGCCTGTGGTTGTACGGCTGGCGCCGTAGATGCCAGCACATCAATAGCAGCGGCAGAGCTCATCCCGGTGTTAAATGCGAGTGAAGCCGCCAGTGATGGGTTTGCCGCAGCATGCTTACTGCCGAAGATACGGGCACAACGTTTACGCTCAGCAATGCGGGCGCTTTTCACCGCTTTGCTTTCTTTGCGGTCGTCATCGCCATCATCTGAATCATCATCTTCAGAAGCATCCGGATCGTCACCATCGTCTTCTGCATCATCATCGCGCTCTTCATCTTCAGCATCGTCATCGCGGTCTTCGTCTTCCGCATCATCGTCACGCTCGTCTTCTTCAGCGCGACGGGCTTTCGCTTTTTTGGCCTTTTTATCCTCTTCCTCTTCGGATGCCGACGCGCCACGTCCGAGAAGATGAGCAAAACTAAACGGTTTCTTTGCCATTTCAGGCTCCTGTTTTTTCAAGTAAATGTCTGAACGCAGCATCAGGCGTACACACCTCATCAGCCAGTCCAATTTCCACACCATCAGCAGCCATAAAACAGGCAGCCTGAGTACTTTTAATCACCTTCGCGCTAATCCCGCGATTCCTGGCGACGGTATTCACGAACAATTCCCCCATAGTGTTAATGTCCTGCTGGATGGCATTGAACGCCTCTTCAGAGAGTTCACGTAATGGCGAGCCTTCTGCTTTACGGCTGCCGAACGTAATGATTGTCACCTTCAGTCCGTCGTCTTTAATTCGCTGTGTCCAGTCCAGATGCATGGTGATGACACCGACTGAACCCACACCGCCAGTTCGAGGAACGGAAATACGGTCAGCTGCGCTGGCGATCGCATACGCCGCGGAATACGCATTTTCGGTAAGAATGGCATGGATGGGTTTCGTTCCCCGGGCGTTGTAGATTTCATCAACGAGATCAAAACACCCGGCAACTTCGCCACCGGGAGAATCAATATCAAGACAAATTCCGTTAACCTCAGGGTCAGTCAGCGCGGTCAGAAAGGACTGGCGGATGCCGTCATAACCGGTCATGCCGCTGTACGGCCTCAGGCACCCCAGCTTTTGAACCAGCGTGCCACAGACCGGGATAACCGCAATCCCGCCTACATTGTCGTATCCAGGATCACGCTTTGACTCCCGACTGCGGTTGCCGTCGTAGCCATACCAGTCATCGTCTTCCATCGCCAGAGAGGATTCGATTCTGCTGATGCCAAACCGGTCCATGACCGCGGCCATGATGACCTCGGCTTTATTTGGGTGAAGGGCCAGCGGCGTATTAAACAGCCGCTGAGCCAGATGGGGTAGATTCACTTTTCCTCCGGGTCTTTAATTGTCTCGCTGGCGAACTGATCCGCCTGCGCCCAACTGGGTAATGGAAGGCCACGCTTCAGGCAGGACTCAATCTCCAGTTGCCGCTGATCAAGCACTTCTTCCCAGTCCTCGCCGACGTTTTCGCCCACTTCAATTTCAAGCGTGGAAAGCCCCGCATCCAGACCCAGAATGGCGCCTTTTTTCTCTGCAACTGGATCCACCCAACCACGTCCTGGACCCATCCAGCGTGCGCGAGAATATGCAGCGCGGGCATCGACAAAATCCGGGGCACCGGATGGCAGAGGCAAATCCTCGTTGTCGTGGACTTCCTCAACAAAAGACGTCAATACGGGCTGGGCAGTCCCCATGGAAAAATCATCACGGCGTCTGGTCAGTGTTTTCCAGGCTTCCAGCAACGACGATCGCGCGGAGCTGTAGTTAACATCTGACCAGTCCTGCGTAACCTGTTGCGGAGAAAGCCCGGTACCGGACGAAAAATTACGCAGCACAGCGGATTCAAATACCTCAAAGTTGCTGTACGGACGGGCGGCGTTAACCGTTGTGATTTTTTCACCCGGATAAAGAATCGGCATCCTGGCGCCATTTTGCAGGGTCAGTCGACGGTCATTGTGAAACTCAACGCGGCCGTCCTGATAAGCTCCCAGGCTGGTGTCATCAAAACTCTCCCCCATCGCGGCCTGAACCATCTCAGAATCGTACGGTGACTCGATATAGGCGGCAAAAATGGCATTCAAAATAGCGGCTTCCAGCTCGCTCTGGTCATATTTCACCAGCATCTTCAGACGCTGAATGACCGGTGTCAGAATGCCATTGCCACGATGCTGGGCTCCCCGCTCATGGTCAAAATCATGTACGACATGTGGACGCCCCCATGAAGTCTCGCGAGGTATGCGTCGCCATGTCATGGTTTTAGCGCCGCTCCACCAGTCACCGATATGGGCCTCCCTGATGTGGTAAGCAACTGGCGCGCCGTCATCATCAATCTCCACGCCACCGCGAATATTAGGCATGTCGAAATTCTGCTGCGGGTTGCTGAGTCTGTCAGGATCGACAACCTGAACCGTTGTGGCGTATCGCCCCTTTCCCCTGCCTAATCTGTCAGGCCGGTACTGGAGGACCATCAACGCATCCCCGTCAATAAGTTTGTGGCGAAAAGCCAGGCGTAACATCTGAGGTACGGTCAGTTTGCGTTCAACATCGCAGTACCGCCCGGTGTCATACGCCCAAGTACGCCAGTGCGCTTCCAGCGCCTTGCCATACTCTTCCGCCCATGTGGAATCGAAAGCTTTATTACCGGTGACCATGCGCAGCACACGATAATCGGGTTTCATAATGGGTCTGAAATTGGCACCGACGGCGTTATCCAGAAGGCGGGTAACGGCACCATTCGCCCAACCGTCGTTACGGACCAGATCACGTGCACGCGAAACAATACGATCGCGATAGATATTGATTTCGTTATCTGGCGACCATAACGCTGGCTGCCAGTTCGCCAGTTGGTCACTAAACGAATCAGCGGCGTCATAGGGCACCCGGCTGCCACCTGTCAGCATGCTGGGCCGGGGAGCACGATACGGAGTGCCATCCGGGCCAAGTATTTGTACTTTATTCATCAGAATCGAAACCTCACTGGCTTCCGCGGTCTCGCGACGATCCCCAGTTGCGCCTGCAGTAGCTGAATCAATGCCAGCAGGTCAGCAAGAGAGCTTTGTTGGTAGGAAACTGACCGTGTCCCGTCTCCCTGCGAATAGGAAAATGAAACACCGCGACTCCCGGTTGTTAAATCAATGTATGCCTGCTGAGCTTTCTGCAGGGCATCCCTGAGTTGCTCATCAGTCATCGAGCCAGCCAGCAGACTGGTATTCCGGTTGAACATGGCTTTCCTTATTGCGGCAGGAGTTTTGAGATTTGCTTACGCTTAACGGGCGCTGGCTCTTCAATCACCGCACCGGGTAACTCGTAGCTTATTTTTTCTTCTGGTACGGCAGGTGCCGGCAGGAATTTATCAGGGTTAGCTTCAAGATTGGCGGCCCGGACGTTGAGCTTTAACCCCATATGCTTGAGCCCACACAGCGCAGCGTAGCTGTAAACCAGGCAGTCGAGCGCTTCGTTAGCCCGGCCGGGGATGGGCTCCCAGACACTGAATCGCTGACCGGCTACCACTTTATAGACCAGTCTCTCGGCCAGCAGCTGGTTGAAATATCCCAGATCGCGATCATCCG